CGCTCATCACGTTTGATACGCTTGTCTGCTTTGTAGATTTCAATTGTGTATTCAGTTAACTTGGACATTTTCAACTCCTGTTTTGCTTTGCTATGTGTATATTATAGCAAATCGGCAAATATGGGTCAACCGTTTTAGCCACAAAAAAGCCCCTAATTTTGGGGCAATTTTTGTTGTTTTTTGGCAACAGTTTAGTAAACTATGTTGGCTCTGGCAGAACTTTCGCTTACCACTGATGGTATCAAATTGGCTTGCGGAGGTATTTCAGCAGGGTCAGCACTGACCGAGTTTGATGCTGTTCCTACCCCGGCGGCATTTAGCCCTAATCGGCTGCGACCTTCTCTTAACACAGCAACTATTGCTTGGCCGCCTGCTGTTGACACATTTGCAACAGATTCCAGGTACTGAGCCGATCCACCTACTTTGGTGTCAACCCCGTAACTGGGCAAAGAAAACACAAAACTCTGAGTTGATGTTTGACTACTGGTAGTACCAGCAATATTTAATCCGGATATGTTTTGAAATGTTGTTTCGTTGGTAATTTGTGTGCTCATCGCCGAAAAGTATGTGTTAAGGTTTGTTGTTTCGGTTGGGTTAGAAGAAATAACATTTGCAATTTCAGACTGGGCATTGCCAATCAATGATAGCATAGCAGTATCGTCGGCTACATTTCCTAGCATATCATCATATATGGTAATCAAATCATCTAGCTCGCCTGCATTGTACAAAGAGTTTATTACAGAAATAGAATTGCTCAAGTTGTCAGTGATGTTTATTCCGGTCGCTGTTCCAAGAATGTCTGTTATTAATATTGTTCCGTTGTCACCAGTACCAGTGGCCATGGTGTTACTATAATAATCTAAATCAGTTTGCGGAACTGCTTGAGTCTGTGCATTGATGTCAGGAAGATCGTTATTGGTTGCGGCTGTCAAAAAAGCCTCTGCTAACTGTGGCAATGTCATTCTGCCGACGTTGGTAATTTGTAACAACGCATTAGCAAATGCTTTGTTGGCCAATGCCAGTCCCGGATCTGTTATGATAGACAAGCGGTCAAGGCTTATACCAAACGGTGGCAAAATTGGTTCCAGATTTGAATTTACTGTGTAAAATGCTCCACTGCCAGTGTTAGTATTGACTATTGCAGTTTCGTTTTGGCGTATCGCACATGCCAGTGGGCGGGCAACCACGCGAGACTCGGCTTCTTCATCAAGTGTTCTAAACGGAGCAACTGGTGCTTCAGTTATATAAATTCCTCGTAAGCCATCAACAGTTGAAGTAGTCAATGATGCATAACTGTTGGGCAACATCACAGCAGGATTTAACAAATCCGCCAGCGTATTAATATTTGGTGTCCATATGTCTAATATCTGTAACATTTGCTCCAATGCACTGCCTGTTATTTTGGTCAGTGTAGTGTACATGACTCGTTGTACGTCATCGGTAACAATCAAATCAGTGTCGCTGAGATTCAGTATAATGTTTTCATTTATTCCGGCGTCGGCCAATGCGCCAATCAGTGGTGATATTGTGCCAGCACGTTGTGATATTTGTTGTATCAATGCCAGCGGAGTTCCTAGATTTGCCAAGTCTGCTAAATTAATCCAATAACCTGCATTGGATAAATCATCACCCATTGCTTTTGTGGCCAAGTTCACGTCTGTTAACCCACCTGTGGTCAAACTGTTCATGCTGGTAAATGTGTCGGCCAAGTATGTGCTGGCGTTTACAGCACTATTAATAAAAATATTTGTTGTTTCTGCGTAACTGACAGCGGCATTAAACGTTTGAGCAAACTTACTAAGATCGCCAAAGCCAAAATAGTTTTCGGCTGTTAGCGTAATAATTCCCGACATTCCCGAGTTAGTTAGTGTTGTTGACACTGAAGAAACTGTGCCAGAAACTATAGAGTCTGCCAATGCCGGGCAACTATTACCGGCAAATGTTTGCAATAATGTTTGTGTGCTGGTCGGCAGTGCGTTTGATGCATTGATTGTTGCAATCAAATTTGCCAACAAAGGCAATGATTTGTAATCAGCAATTTCAGTTGTCAGCGTTGAAGAAATCTCAATGCCTTGATTTTGAAATAATGCAGATCCGGCTTGAAGTTGTAACGGCGATAGTATTGCAGCCATTATGCCACCCTTACATCTGGACTGCCACCTACCCGGGCATGGCCGCAAGTGTCAACATCGCCGGTTCTGTTGATTGGTACGCCGCCTGCTCTGACTGTAGGACTGCCGCCTGTGGTATTGGCTGCGGCATGCGGTGGGTGTGGGATTCCCCATGGCGCATGCGCAGTAACACTAGTGCCAGTGACACAAACAGTACTTCCGTTTACTCGTACAGAAGCTACGCCAGCTTTGGCTGCTCCTCCTGCTGAGTTTGAATCACCTTCTCGTTGTACTGCTGGCATTATTTTCCGTTCTTATGTGTCGTATTTATCGCACAAAAAACAGTTGATTATCCTAGTGCAATACCAGTAGTTGATTGAGTAAACTGATCAGCAAATGCTTTGTCTGTGGCTTCACAAACTGTAACTGTAACCTTTGCCAGTTTGACTTCTTTTTCTGGATTTACAGTGAACAAGTATGGCATAAGCCCTGGGCCTTGAGCACCCATAGCAATTACCATTGGGCGACCTAGTTTATAATAAGCGTCTGTTTCTTCAATCAACTTGGCTACAATTTCTTCGCCTGAAGTTAATTTAAGTGATACTACGTTTCCGGCAGTTACGCCTTTGTCAATTAACATGTTATGTTCCTAATGAATGTCCAGTACCGTTGAAACCTGTTTCTTCGATATATCGTTTTAATTCTGTAAAGCCGCCAATTGATTTTCCATTGATAACAATCTGAGGCACTGACCTGGCTGTTGGAACTTCTTCTAACAGTTGTTCTTTTGTGTAGCCGTGACCAATTTTCTTTTCTTCAAATGAAATGCTTCTTTGAGTTAACAATGTTTTTGCTTGATCGCAGTAAGGACAATGGTCCTTACTCCAAACTGTTGTTGATATCATTATTGTTCCTTATAATACTGGCAATTCATCGTAATCCAAAGAGTCACTCATGACTCCAATTACGTAATTTGTGCTTTCATTTTCTTGCAATGCTGTTTGCTTCTTACTGGTATCCACATGTTTCATAAACCATGGAATAGGTGTAGACTTTGGCGCAGTACCTTGATACTTGATGCCAATGTCTTTAAGAGCGCCAACAGCAGTGTAGTCAACAAAATCTTTTAAAATAGCTGCGTTTAATCCAATGACAGGACCAAACTTGAACAAGTAATCTGCCCATCCTTTTTCTTCACGGATAACATCAGCATACATGGCATACACTTCTGCTTCGCATTCTACTTTGGCTTCTGCAAAACGTGGATCTTCTTTGACTACTTGATTAATTAGCCAAGCAGTCCAGTCCTTGTGCAAAATCTCGTCTTGCAAAATCAAACTAATGATATTGCCATTGCCGATAAAGATACGGTTTTCAACCATGGCCAAACTTGTGGCAAACGATACCATGAATCTGAATGCTTCTAGTGCATAACTGGCATTCAATGCCATCCAAATTGCTTTGATGTGTTCTTTTTCAGAAACTTTTTCGTTTAGTTCTGTACGGCAGTTGATAACATGTAGTGCATCGTAATATGTGCCTACACTTGATGCCATATCAATGATCTCTTGCGTGTCGTGGATGGTGCTAAACACATCCTTTGGCACGTTGTAAATGTTACGAATAATATGACTGTAACTACGACTGTGGATGTTGGTTTCAAAGAATCCCCAATTGTACATTAGTGATTCAAGTTCAGGAATACTGCACACTGGCGTAAACACTTGAGTAGGGCCACGTCCTTGCAAACTGTCCAACGCTGTTTGGCGCAACAAGTTACTGGTAAAGATGTGCTTGACTGTGTCGCTTGATTCTTTAAAGTCATTGGCATCTTTGGTCAGTGTAATTTCTTCTGGAATCCAAAAGAAGCCGCGAGCTTCTTGTTCAAACTTTACAATCTTGTTGTATTTTACTTCTTCGAATCGCTGAATAGTAACAGGCCCAGCTGGATCTAGAAACATTTTACGATTAAGGTAATCAGTTTTGGTTGTTAAATTGTATTGTGCTTTGCTCATGCTATGTATTATTCCATTCGTTATGTTGTGTTGGCGTCCATCTATGACTAATAAATGGAGCTGTTTACTTACCGTAATTACTGTCCCGTAATATGACTATAATTTACAAGATTCGCAATCTTCTTCGTTAAACAAAATTGATTCTATCGTAATCAGACGTCCAGAATAATTGTTGATTATGTATTCTTACATCTTGATATTCAGTCCACCAAATTCTCCACTGATCAATTCCGTAATTTAGTAATTTGTTTATTTCTTTAGTGTATTGCTGAAATCTTAATTTATCATCTACTGTGTTGTCGTATGAGTAATCTATAAACTTAGGAAATTTAAATCCTCTCAGCATCAAATATTTTATAGTTCCACTAGTGCTAAATGGCAATACAAAATGCCCCTTGATCAATGGATCGTAAATTTTTTCAGTCACTGCAATAGTAGATCCATATTCAATAGTTTCTACACAGATGTGAATAAAAGTATCTTCATAATAAGCATTGTGTGGTGGACTGTAACCTTTTCTGCTGTACTTATTTCTTTGTGGAATTTCTAAAAGTTTGTCAATGCCAATATTATGATCAACAGTTGAGTTGGCAAATAGCATAGGATTATTTATGTGGCCGCGATCGGCATAATCTTTAATGAATTCATTCAATTGGCGTTTATAATATTGAGGTCTATTTTTCGTCCACGGTGCAACAACATTAGGAATGCCGTTAGCCGAAACAAAAATTTTTGTTTTTTTATCTGGATTGAGCTCTTTTGGCAAAATATAACACTCGGAATCAAAATACCATTTGTTAGTGTCTGATCTAAAATGATGTTGCTGATAGTATGCTCGAGTCCTGTTGAATAAAAAATCTGCTCTCAAAATTCGGGGGTGGTTCTTGTTCTGCTGGTTGTACGTATTAGTAACTATATAGACATTAGGATCTTCCAGCTGCGTATGAAAACAATTTTCTTGATTTTCAAGATTATGCCAAATTTCAAAACATAGTTTTTTACATGGTTTATCGATCCAGCCCAATGAGAATTCAAATTCTTCGTTTTGATCATTGACGATAGTATAGTCATCTCCATTTAAATCAAAAAACATCTGCTCCGGTGGACTAGCAATCTTAGAGTATATTCGTATCATACATGTTTTATAATTTACAAGATTCACAATCTTCTGCATCGTCAAAGTCAATGACTTCCAACGGTGCAACTGCTTCGTCTTGTCCTTTACTGCCTGCTTTGTTGATCAAACTGTAGTAGAAGGTCTTAAGACCCCACATGTGTGCTTGCATCAAGTTCTTGGCAATCAATGTGGTAGGCACTTTCCGATCCGCATAGTGTGCAGGATTATAAAAAGTGTTAGTACTTATGCTTTGGTCAACATAAGCGGCGATCACAGCGGCAGTTTTTAGATAGCCAGCACAGTCTGTTTGTGCCCACATCATTTGATATTTGTTTTTCAGCTTGTGGTACTCAGGAACCACTTGTGTCAAACTGCCTGCTTTGGATTCTTTTACACTGATCAAGCTCATTGGCATTTCAATACCGTTGGTACTGTTGATAACCACACTGCTGGATTCAACTGGAGCAACTGCCATCAATGTTGCATTGCGTACTCCGTGCTCTTTCATTGCCACACGAAGTGTTTCCCAATCAAGCTCAGGAGCAAAGTCTGCAAGTTCGTTAACACCATTGGCACGTAGTTCCCAAGGAAACACACCTTGGCCGTAGCGTGTCTTGTCGCTGTGTAAACATGCGCCACGTTCTTTGGCCAGTTCAACAGTGGCTTCAGTAAGATAGTACGCCTGATGCTCCATCCAGCTCTTGACTTCTGCCAATGCATCTTTGTCGCCATACTGTAAACTACGCTTGGCGTGCCAGTAAGCAAGATTAGTAATACCAATGCCCAGTGGGCGAATCTCATCGTTGCTTAACTTGCTTTGAATACTCAAGAAGTCTTGGTAGTCAAGAATGTTGTTAAGGCTACGCTGTAGTATGCGGCAAGCACGACGCATGTCTTCTGGATTACGGAATGCACCCCAGTTGATACTGCCCAGTGTACACAGCGCAATACGTCCTTCTTCATCATCAAGCCGATTGAAACTCTTGGTGGGCAACAAAATTTCACAGCACAAGTTGCTTTGATAGATTGTATGGTACTCGGGATCAAACGGGCCTTGTTTCATTACATTGTCAATGAACACAAGATAAATGCGGCCTGTGTCTGTGCGTTCTTTCAAAATACCACTGCGGAATACTTCATCAGCACTCATGGTTTTTGTACGCAAGTCTTTGCGCTTTTCGTACTTGACATACAATTCTTCAAAGCGTGGTGTATTGCTGTAAAATGCTTCGTACAATTCTGGAACTTGATTGGGATCAAAGAATGTTATGTTTTCTTTGTTTTTAAATCGTTTCCAGAAGAAAGCACTTAGAACTACGCCGTAGTCCATGTGCCTTACCCTTGTTTCCTCAGTTCCTTGATTGTTTTTAAGAACGATGAGATCGTCAAACTGATGGTGCCAAATAGGATAAAAAACTGTTGCACTTGCATTACGGATACCGCCTTGTGAACAACTACGCAAATCGCCAAACCACTTTTTCAGGAATGGGATCATGCCAGTGTGCATAATTTCGCCGCCACGAATGGGCGAACCCAATGGGCGTAATCGGCCAATTTCTAAACCAATGCCAGCACGTTTACTGGCATATTTGGCCATCATTTCACCAGAGGCAAAAATGCTATCCAGATTGTCGTCACTGCGAATGAGCACACAGCTGGAAAACTGTTTGGTAGGAGTCCCTAGGCCAGCCAGCACAGGAGTAGCAAGTGTAAACAAGCCATCACTGGCGCAGTTGTAGTATTCTTTGATGTAACGCAATCTAGCCGAGTTGGGCTCTTCTTTATGAAACACAGTGGCGGCTGCTACCATGTATCTGACTTGCGGTGTTTCGTAAATTTCCTTGGTTGATCTATTCTTGACCAAATACTTTTCAATCAACTGCTCAATGGCAGCATAAGAATACTGTTCATCACGACTGTGGTCAATGACGGTGTTCATCTTGTCCCAGTCTTCTTCTGAGTACCACTCTAGTAATTCCGGAGTGTACAATCCTGTTTCTACATTGCGTTTTACAATGTCATACAGGCGAGGAGGCTCATACGAACCATACACATCTTTTCTCAGCATACTCAGACGCTGTTTGCCTGCTACATATTGATAGTTGGTATGTCCCACATCTGGATTTGATTCAACGTCAATCAGATCCACTATGGCT